ACCGTTCCGGTGTCGCTTACGCGCTGACGCGCAAGGATCGCCGCACCTGATACTTCGTTCGACGTCATCCCCAAATTGGCTTCGTGGATGTTGGAAACGTCCTTAATGTCCTGCGTCGTGATTTCTGCCTGCGCAAGCAGCGCCGGCTCCATCGTCGCAGGCTCGACGCGCTCAGGCGGAGACCCGGCTTCGCCGTTGTAAATCAGCAGCGGATCGTCGCTGACGTGAGAGTCACGCCATTGCTGTTCACGGCCCGCCACTGCTTCGGCGGATGCTTTCCAGCCCGCGCGCGGCGACATCATAAGCTTTTCGGCGATGACGCTGCGCCAGTAGTTGTGTAGCCGCGCCGGATCCTTCAAGAACCGGATCAAACCCCAGCGGTGTTTCGTCGTACCAACAGTGATTTCCCAACCGGGAACGCGTAACACCGGCACGCGCTTGATGGGAAGGTCGTAAGGCCCTGCGAGAATGTCGGTTCCACTGCACAGGTACATCTGCGCGTATTTTGTATCGACGTCGCGCATGATCGGCGAACCGTCCTCGCGCTGCGCGATCTGCGCCAGCGTCTCGGGCGTATCATCGTCGGTGATGTCGCGGGTCTTACCGTCGACCATGAGCGCCAGCGTCCGCTTCTTGGTCCGCATCCGCCAATAGCTCACAACGCGCACGTCGTTCGCGCCGTACCACCCCGTCGACAATAGTTGCTGCCGAACGGCGGCGTCAGGCACCACATCGGCCGGAGTTGCCCACGGCCAGAGCTTTTTGAACTTCGATTCCTTGAACGTGTCGACAACGAAGCAGTGCTCCGCGTCGGCGCCCGTCGGGTCAGTGAGCATTCGGTCCCAGACGACGGAAAGCGCGTCGACGATGGACGAAATACGAATGTCCTGAACCCAGACGTCGTCTTCGTTTGGCGCCAACTCAACCTGGAAGTTGCCAATACCACAGATAACCTGCGACTCCAGTGACTTGTCGTAAGCAACGTCGGCGCGCGAAATCTTCTGAATGCTACGCATCAAACCTTCGCGAATGCGCGCAATGGCTTTGTCTTCCGTCCCGTCGGGAACAACCTTCAGCGTCGTCTCGTTGAGACGCCGGTTACCGACGATCTGCGCAACGAAAGCAGGGAGGCGATTAATTGTGAGAACAGGCTTTTTGGCGTTCAAACGCCGCTGCTTGACCAGCGGATCCCACTGATCGCCGACCATGAACGCCTGGTCTTCAGCCGCGGCCTCGGCGTTGTCCTTATCGGCCGCGACGTCGTCAGCGAAGTTCTCCCGCATATCTGCGAGAAATGCAGCTTCGTCCTCGAAGTCATCGGGGATCTTAAATTTTGGCTTTTCAGCGACCACTATCCCATCCAGCCCGTTGGTGCGCCCGACAAGTCCGTATGTGTTATCACGCTATGTCGTGAAGCGTCAATGTCGCCGAACTGTGGCTTGACGCTCTGTTCAGCGTAGTTGGTGATGTACTCGCTGAAGGCGAAGGTAAGGGCGACGGCGTCCGCCAGGTCAGGCGACCTGACGTGCCGTTTGCGCATCTCGTCCTTGGACTCGAGCAGGAAGTCGTTGTTGAGCTTCGGCTTGAGCCGCGGCGACGTCATGTCCGTCTGGAGCGCGTCGTCGTCCGGGATCGCCACCCCTTCCTCGAGCATCAGCCAATCGCGCAACCGCTGCCACATCTCGGCGCGGCGGTTGGCGGGGCCGGGCACCTTCGGCTTGGCGAGCTTCTGTTCCGCCGTACCGCCGAAGTTAACCCCCCGCACAATCTCCGTGTACTTCGGCCCGATGGACTTAAGGCCGGTGACGATCGCGTGTCCGATGTTGCCGGCATCGACGTTGACGCGGGCAGGCTGAAGCTCGTCGATGAGCGAGCGGATCCACTGCGTTCCCTCGAGGTGGTCGATCTTGTTGCGGTGGCGGACCCACTGCACCTCAAAGCCGCGGCGCGCGGCCACGGAGAAGCGGTCCCCACCCATACTCGCCGGGTCGACGCCGAGGATAAGCGGACCAGTGCCCGTCACGCTGCGTTTACGCGCGCGCAACACGCTAACCGGGCTGATATAAGGCTCGTGGCCGTTCGGCGCCGTCCACGCCTCCGCCGCGTTGGCGGGGTATTCGCGCTTGAACGTCTCCGCGCTGCGCAGCTCAATGATCTTGTTGCGGCGCCACGCCATCTGCGCCAGCGAGAGACCGAACGTCGCAGCGTACTCCTGCTCGCTCATCTCGCCGTCGTCGTCGGCTTCGGCGCTTAGCTCAAAGCCCGGCTCCGGCGTGCGCGAATACTCCGGCGACAGGAACCACGGCAGGAACACCGCCATGTAGTCGCCGCGGCCCGCTTCCGCGTCTTGGTAGCGCTCGTAGTACTCCCCGCCGACGCCGGCCGACGTGCTCTCAAGGATAACCTCGGTGCCTGGAAGCAGCGGCACCGCCTGTACTGACGATGCGAAGTGGCCCGGCGCGTTGGTCCAGAAAGCCACTTCGGAGCCATGGAACAGCGAGACAGTGCGAGACCGCCCGCCCTCCTTGTTGCCCGCGGTGGCGACCGTGTAGCTGGAGTCCAGCCGGTCGAACACAAGCTCCTTGACGTTCGACGTGCCGATGTGCGGCGCGACGGGGTTATGGCGCTGGTAGCGCTCCACCATGCCGAACAGAGCGTCGGAGGCGGGCTGCTCGTGGCTCAGGATGTAGACGTTAACGCCGCGGCGTAGCGCTGCGCGCCAGTAGAACCGCGCGGCGATGTAGGTGGAAATGCCTTGCTGCCGCCCCTTGAGGATGATCGCGCGCACCCAGCCCTTCTCGGCGCGCTGCTTCTCCAGCATGTCGTGAACGGCCAGTTGCGCGTCGTTGAAGATGAGCGGGACGATGTTGCCCGCCTTGTCGCGCACGCGCAGGCAGTTGGCCGCGAAGTCCTTCAACGATTCCCGCGACTGTCGCAGAAACTCGATCTTCTCGGCTTCCGTAACCTGCCGCCGCTCAGCCATGGAGATAGTTGCTCCGCCGGAGTCTGTAGGGGTTGACGCTGCACATTCGAGTTGGGGTCCGAGTGCATCCGGCGGAGCGCGCGGGGGAGACATCCGCACAGCAACTGTAGCGCTGTGCTATGTCTCCTGTCAACGATGATGCGTAGAGCTACTCCACCTCAACAGCTTCGCCGTCGATGGTCTTGGCGCCCTCGGCCGCGTCCAGCTTCTCAAGCAGCGACTCCACGCCGTCGGAGACCTGGTGCTCCATCGCGACGGCGCGAGGTAGGCCCTTGGCCCACAAGTTCTTCACAAAGTCCATGAAGTTGTCGTCGGACTTGTTGACGATGTGTGCGAGGCGGTCGACGCCGCCGCCCATCTCGAACACCACGTCGCAAATCTCATGGCGACGGCGCGCGCTCATCGCCGGCAGCATCTCGCCGCCGGGTAGCGCGATTGGAAGTGCAGGGCGGGGAGGCATCAGATAATCTCGGGCTTCCAGCCCCAACGCCGCCCCACACGCCGCATGAGCCGCATGAACTTAGGCCCGTGGTCGGCGCTCAGCCGCGACTTGCAGTCCGTCTGGCGCTGGTAAAGGTGGCCCATCTCGTGAGCCATCGTCTGCAACATGACCGTGTAATTGTTGTGCCTGCGATCCGACAGGCGGATAACGTGCCTTCCGTTGCGATAGGCGTGATCGCCGAAGCGGTTATCCCGGTGGCGGTGAATGTGGAACTCTACCTCGTCGGCCTCCGGCAGATCCCAGTCGCTAAACGGCGCCGTCGAACGCAGGAAGTCGTAAGCGCGCTCCAGTATGACAGGACTGAGATGCACGGCTCATACTCGTTTATTCGCCGGGAACCGCAGTTGAATCTTCTTCACCGGAAACGGCTCGCCCGCGCGCTTGCATTGCTTGATGAACTGGCGCTCGCGGTAGTTCGGCCGACCGATGGTCAGCGTAATTTCCATGTTGTAGGTGCGGTTCAATATTTTTCCGCCCCACATACGCCGCGTTGCGCGCACGACACGGCGATCCGTGATGTACTTGGTCGCGGTGCGGGCGTCATTTGCCACGAGCGCGCCGATTACTTTGTCCACATAGCTCATTTAGCCCTCAATCTCACCAAGGTCGCGACGGATAGGATGCAGCTTGTTCGCGTGGGTCTGCATGGCGCGGTCCAGGCCCGACGTGGTGTGTCCGTCGCCGACCGAACCGGACTGCGGAGACGAGCCCGACATAATCGCGTCGCGCCCGCGGCGCAGGGTGGAGAAGTCCGCGTTGCCCGTCTTGTTGACAGGCGCCGAAGCGGTCGCCTTACCGGCCAGCGCGTCGCTGATCTTGTTGAAAACACCTGCCATGTCAGCCTCGCTTCACCGGATGCATCTTGTCGGCGTGGTTGCTCATCGCCTTGTCCATGCCGGATACGCCGATGTCCGGGTAACGGCGATGCACGGCCGCGCGGACCTGTGTTTTCTCGGCGGGCGAACCGTGTTGCGACACGCGAGCCAGCGCGTTGCGCGCATGGGACTCGTCGTTGATGGGGTAGGCGCGCTTGCCCGGTTCAGCAAACGACGAGGCTGCGAGACCCTTCCGCTCCTGAGTGGACAGACGCGCCATTCAAAGTACCGCCGACTTGAGCCAGGCGAGGGCGCGTTGCCACGCCGCTGCGATCCGCTGGCAGAAATGGACACCGAAGGCGACACCTGCGCCGAATGCGAGAAGGGTGGTCATGTCGGCTCCTGCGATTTCTTTTCGAGTTCTGCGATCGCTGCTTTCACCGCCTCTGCGTTCCGCTTGAACCCGGATTTCCCGTCTCGGGCCGCGAGCTTGCGGCGGAGGTCGGCTAACCGGGTTTCTTCGGCTGGCGTGAGCATGTCGTAGCGCCTCGTTTCCATGTCACCATGACAGCGCTGGGGCGGGGCGTCAAGGGCGCTTCGTGTCGTGGTGCTCCGCGAAGGGTGTGTAGTGATGCTACTACGTTTCCTGATATATGATAGCTGCTTCGAAATTTTGATATTTATTCCGAGAGCGCCCCTTACGACGCAGCCCCACCCCTCACCACGAACCACCCCCGGCCCCCTCGAACGTCGTCACGGTGAAGGCGGGTTAACCTTGACACTTGGTAACCACGTCACGCAGCACGCGGGCAGGCGCGTCGCCGGCGCAACTGGATTGCATCGAAACGAAACGGATGGGCGAAAGGATTTGTTAAGTAACACAGTGACTTAGTGTAGCGTGGTGACATAGCACGGCGTAGCGTAGTGCCACGTTGCGCCGTGCCCGTGGTGGTGCCGGCGCCAGGTGACGGAGGATGTAATGATCTATGAAATCAATGGCTTAGATGCCAAGGTGCGCAGTGTCGTGGCAGCTGCGGCGGAGCGGAAGGGCTTGTTGAAGGCGGAGCGGAAGGGCTTGTTGAAGGCGGAGCTTGGGGGCGAAGTGGGGAGATGTGATAGCATTGTTGAGAGCGCAGGGGCTAAGACGCCTGAGTGCGACTGGGCGTCGTTTCGTCGTTACCTCGACTGGCTGAATGAATACCGATAGGCCGGAGGCGCTACAATATCTGCGCAACGAAGCAACGTTGGAGAGTGCTATCATATTTAAACATTATGATAGCAGGGTCGCGTATACGCTTCTAAGATATGAACAATAATAATATATATATATAATAGCATTGTTGAGCTAGAAGAAACGGTTTTACCATCCAGCTATCATAATGTTAAAATACAATAGCACTAAAAGCCAGCATTTCCGGGCTTTTAGAACAACGCTACTGCGCTACGAAGAAACGTAGTAGCTACGTTATCCACATAAACAATGATAGCGCCGACACAAGCTCCCCACACTCCGCCGGCGATTGGCGCGACGAAAATCGCCCCAACAAAACTACGCAAATCACTCGTGCGCACGGGAGTCACCAACATAACGTTGGTGAATATAATAGCGCCCAACAAAGCTCCAAGCTCGACCATTTGAGATCCTCCACCGGCCAGCTTAGCCGCCAAGCCCTAACATTGTCCTACCGGCTGAAACACAAAATTAACCAGCGCTGCAACATCGCGTTGAAATATGATAGCGCCCTCTTGCGTGTCGCCACGCCACGGAGTAGCGTAGCGACATAGTTGGGAGATACACATGAAAAACCTTGTTTGCACCTTATCCGCAGACGCAGCTGTACGGTCGCGCGCGCCGCTTGGCGTGAGTGAGCACGCTATGACAGGCGCTTGGCGTGTAATTGTTGCGCGCACCCATAGCGCGGCGCGGACCTACTATTTCCACGAGAACGACGATTCGCGCATAGCCGCCGCATTACGCACCGCGGCTGAGCGTTTTGTGGAGGACGCGCAATGAGTCGCAATTTTCCATCTGGCCGCTTTGGCTACGCCATGGGCTACAAGTCGCGCGAGGCCGCGCAAGAGGCTTTCGGCGGAGTGTGCAACGAAGGTGAAATGTCTCCCGGTGAAGGCATGATAGAGCCTTACAACGCGGGAGCGTCGCCGCATCAGCACAAGACTCGTTACGCGGTGACAGTGCAATGACCACCAAGTTCACTACCAAAGAGCACCACGTCATCAACCGCGCGTTCGACGACATCCAAGCACATCTGGACTGCGTTGACTGGGCGTTCACGAACGCCTGGCGCAACGCGCTCAAGCTGGAACGCTGCGAGTGTTCCAACATCACCGCGGCCAAGGCGCTCATGGTCGAGCAGTTTAGCGCCGGAGTTCGCCAGGCGATCGGCAACCAGAGCCTGACAGCTGCTGAGCTGTTCAGCATCCGGCCAGGCGCGAGGGAGGCGTACATGGTCGGCGCCGCTCTGTGGGTTCGCGCGGTGACACACCGAGGGATGGACAGTGCCATCGCGTACATCCGTGACGACCTTATGGCGTTTTGCGACCTATCGAACGAAGCGAAGCAGGCCGCGTTCCATCGCCGCGCCGATGAGATTCAAGGCGGTGCAGTATGAGCGCGCGACACACGCCAGGACCTTGGTCGCTACGCGATGCACGTGATTTGGTGTCTCCGTCAGAAAAGCTGAGGGCACATAATGAGCCACGCCGCACAATTCATCGCACTCTACACGTTTATCGCAGTGGGTGTGACAGCCATCACAATCCTTCAAACCAGCATGGATCACCGCGCATCGCGGAAATAACCTAGGAGACATTCACGTGACAACGAAGAAAACGAAGCAACCCAAAACCGTCATCGCTTACAAAGGTTTCAACAAAGACCTTAAATGCCGCGATCACCAGTTTGCAGTCGGGCAGAGCTACGAGCTTACCGACCGTACGATTCAGGCGTGCAGCTACGGCTTCCACGCCTGCGAAAGCCCGCTGGACGTGTGGAGCTACTATGGTCCGTTCGATAGCCGCTTCGCTGTGGTGGAGTTGTCGGGCGAACTGTCGCGACACGATGAAGACAGCAAGATCGCAGCGGCCAAGATCACCATTAAGGCCGAGCTATCGCTTCCCGAGTTTATCGGTAAAGCTGTACAGGCTGTTATCGACGCGACCAAGCTGGCGAGCACTACGAAGAAAACCAAACTTAGTGACAACGCCGGCGACAACGCGCGGATCGGGTCGTCGGGTTACAACGCGCAGATCGGGTCGTCGGG